ACTAAAGTTAGCCTTACTCATCAATAAAGACACTCGTATGAAATTTGTTAAGCTCCTAGAAAGCAAAAAGCTGACTAGAAAGTTTGCAAAGGACATCGGTGCTCCTAAGAAGTTTCGGGCGCTAGTATTGGGGAATCTAACAGATAGAGACATTTCTTTTATTCTCACACTGTTATACTCAACTAGGAGGATTACTCTTCCAATCGATCCAGACATAAGCAGCATTAATAATGCTTACAAAGGATCAGACTTAACTGATATTCTCAGTTATTTACCAGGGTTTATTGAACAGCTTAAAGTTTTGGCTGAACGAAAACACGGTAAAGGGAACGATATTTTCGAGTTTCCAGTCTGGAAAGAGTATCATATAAGTACTAAGAAGGGCCCTAGTGGCACTCAGGCTTTACTTTCTTGTCTAACAGACTTGAACAGTTTACCAAGAGACCTCTTCGAACAAATTTCTTCATTCGGAGGACCAATTCTTAAGTCTAGGATGGATGCTCTTTATTCTAACATTTACCGTCTTTCAAAGGACTTTAACCAGTCTTGCGAAGATAATCAGCCTATTCGGAAATTATCAGCGCTAGAAGACTCTGAAGGTAAGACTCGTATTGTAGCCATTAGTGATTATTGGTCACAAACTTGTCTTAAACCGGTGCACGATTCGTTCAATCGGGTACTCCGTTTAATCAATCAAGATCAAACGTTTTCACAAACTGAAGGCCTTGGTAGTTTACCTTTTGACAGTAATTGTACATTTTTCTGCTATGACTTATCTTCAGCAACAGATCGTTTTCCAATAAAAATTCAAAAGGAATTCGTGTCTTTGCTTTACGGTTCGTCAAAAGCGGATCTATGGTATAACATTATGGTTGGATACCCCTTCTTGTTTAAAACACCTAAAGGTGAGCCTCTGCGAATTTCTTATGCAGTAGGTAATCCCATGGGACTATACTCGAGTTGGAATACATTCACCATTTGCCATCACTTCGTACTTTATGTTTGCTGCAAGACCTTGAACAAGTCTTGGTTTACAGCTGAATATAAGTTATTAGGAGATGACATAGTTATATGGAATAAAGATATTGCAGAGCGATACTTGGAAATAATGACCAAAG